GACGTACCAGGTCTCTATGATGCTTTTGGTACTGATACATTTGACGATCTCTATGAGCGTTACGAACGAGATACTCTTACTCCAAGAAAGACTATTGGGGCACAGGAACTCTTTTTAGACATTCTAAAAGAGAGAGCAGAGACTGGTAGAATATACATCATGAATATTGATCATTGCAATTCTCACTCGTCTTTTATGGACAAAATTGAGATGAGCAATCTATGTCAAGAGATTACCCTTCCTACTAAACCACTTCAACACATTGACGATACTGATGGTGAAATTGCTCTTTGCATCCTTAGTGCTATTAATGTTGGTAAAATTAGGGATCTTGAAGATCTTGAAGTTCTTTGTGATCTTGCTGTTAGGTCTCTTGACGAACTTATTGATTTTCAGGGGTATCCAGTTAGAGCAGCAGAAATTGCTACCAGAGCGCGGAGATCCCTTGGAATTGGTTACATCGGTCTAGCACATTATCTTGCTAAACAAGGTAAGAACTACAGCGATTCTGAAGCATGGAAACTTGTTCATGATCTTTCAGAGGCATTTCAATATTATCTCATTAAGTCAACCGTAGATCTTGCTGAAGAAAAAGGTGCATGTGAGTATAATAGCCGAACCAAATACGGCAACGGAATTCTTCCGATTGATACATATAAACATGATGTGGATGAAATAGTTCCAAATGATCTTCACTATGATTGGGAGGATCTTAGACTTCGGGTCAAGGAGCACGGGGTACGGAACTCAACATTGTCTGCTCAGATGCCATCAGAGAGCAGTTCCGTTGTGTCAAACGCAACAAATGGAATCGAACCACCTAGAGGGTATTTGTCCATTAAGAAGAGCAAAAAGGGACCACTCAAACAAATTGTTCCTCAATATGCATCTCTTAAAAACAATTACACTCTTCTGTGGGATATGGAGTCCAATCGTGGTTATATTAATATTGTTGCTGTGATGCAAAAGTTCTTTGATCAGGCAATCAGTGGTAACTGGAGTTACAATCCAACCCAATTCCCAAATAATGAAGTTCCAGTTTCTGTTATGGCGCAAGATCTTTTAACTACATATAAGTACGGTTGGAAGACTTCTTATTATCAAAATACATACGACTTCAAAACAGATGAAGTTGAAGAGACAAAAGAGTCTCTTGGCAGTTTAGTTTCAGATTTAGAAAACGCAGAGGAGGAAGACTGTGAGTCTTGTAAGATTTAAGACGAACAAAGAGGAAAGACCAATGGTCGATTCTATGACTGTATTCAACTCAGAAGAAGTTGATACTAAAAAACAACCGATGTTCTTCGGTAAACCGTTAGGTATTCAGAGATACGATTCTTACAAGTATCCAATTTTTGATAAACTCACAACGCAACAACTGGGATATTTTTGGAGACCTGAAGAGGTATCACTCCAGAAAGACCGTGCTGATTATCAGACATTACGTCCAGAACAAAAGCATATTTTTACTTCTAACTTGAAGTATCAGATTATGTTGGATTCGGTTCAGGGTCGTGGTCCTGGTATGGCGTTTATTCCATACTGCTCTCTTCCTGAGTTAGAAGCATGTATGGAGGTCTGGGGGTTCATGGAGATGATCCACAGTCGTTCATATACCCATATCATCAAGAACATTTATCCTGACCCTTCTGATGTATTTGATCATATTCTGAATGATGAACGAATTGTAGAACGTGCTATGAGCGTGACTGAGGCATATAATGATTTTATTAATGCTGCTCATCAATATGATAACTCTAATGATTGGCAACATGCATTAGAACAAGTCCCTTATGCTCTCCAATCAAGATATGAACTCAAGCGTAAACTCTTCAGAGCAGTTGCGAACGTTAATATTCTTGAAGGTATTCGCTTTTACGTATCATTTGCTTGCAGTTTTGCTTTTGGCGAACTCAAACTTATGGAAGGAAGTGCAAAAATCATCTCACTAATCGCTCGTGATGAGAATCAACATCTTGCTATCACTCAGAATATTCTGAAGAAATGGGCAGATGGTGATGATCCTGATATGAAGAAAATCTTCAAAGAAGAAGAGCAATGGTTAATCGGCACATTTGAAAATTGTGTTAATCAAGAAAAACTTTGGGCAGAATATTTGTTCAAAGATGGTTCTATGATTGGATTAAATGATAAACTGTTACAACAGTATGTCGAATGGATTGCTAATCGTAGAATGAAAGCAATTGGTCTAAAACCGATCTATGACATTCCAGCAAAAAATAATCCACTTCCTTGGACGGAACATTGGATTTCGTCGAAGGGTCTCCAAGTAGCTCCACAAGAAACTGAAGTTGAATCATACATTGTTGGAGGAATTAAACAAGATGTCCAAAAAGATACATTCTCAGGATTCCAGCTTTGAAGAAATATGGAGAGAAATGGATGAGATAGAACCTCTCACTCCACCTCCATCTACATCAAAAACAGAATTAGATAATTACTATGCATCATATAGGGAAGCCTCCCTATGTGATGCTTTTTTGTTTGGTGAATATGACGGTTTTGAGTCTTATAAATTATAAATATCTAAAAAGATTATAATAATGACCTTATCACAAAAACAATACGGTGATCTTAGAGAAGCATATTTAAATGTATATGCGTCAAAATTTGAAACAATTCTTGATGAGTTTGCTGATCAGGAAGTAGAAGAACTCTCTGATGAAATCATTGAAGAAATCGTAGAAAAAGTTTTTGAAGAATATCTTGAAGAAGGATGGGATATTAATAGTATTGAACAAACTCTTTGTGAATCTCTTGATAAATCTTTAGATCTTCTAAATGAGGATCGCTATTCTTCTGATGTTGATGCATCAAAAGCAAAAGAAAAAATTGAGAAAGTAAAGAGTGCTGTTAAGAAAGTAGGATCCGAGTCTTCCGATTCAGATGATTCTGAAGAACCTTCAAGACCTTCAGAAGAAGAGGAACCTACAAAGAAAGGAAACACTCGTAAGGCAGTAGGAGGCGCTGTAAGAAGCGTTGGTAAACTTCTGAAGAGAGGTTTGAAGAAGGCAATTGGGGGCACTGCTAGATCGGTTTCTAAAGGTGCAGATGAAGTTGCTAATGAAGTGGATGAAGAAATCGAACTCATCGAACTTGAAGTTGCTGATGATATGAGTGATATGAAAGAAGTTCTTGAGACAAGTGGTAAGTTCTCTGGAACAGAAATTGAAAATATTCTAAAAGTTTCTGATAGTTATGATAAACCTAACTGATAAGAAAGACTGATCATAATACACGGGGGGGATTGACAAGTCCCCCTTTTTTAATTAGAATAGGTTTGTTCCGGTTAAAGATTAATAATATCTAATATATAAATACATATAAGGCGTTTTCTAGTTTAATGAGAACTTTTAAAGAATTTGAAGAATATTTGCAAGAAAAAGCACTAGAGTCTGGTGATGCTAGTGGAATTATCAGACGTTCTAAAGCAATTAGTTCTAAAGGAACTAACAGTCAAGATCTTCTATCTCCTGCAGCGATATCTGATAGAGAAAGGAGATTGGCAGCTAGTCAACGAGCAGTACAAAACACACCGTCACAACCAGTTGTGCAAAAACCACCGAAACCAAAACCAACATTTAAAGTTGGTGATAAGCAAATGTCCAAAGCAGAGATTCATAAGGAATATGATAGATTGAGAAAGGATCCTGCTGCTGCAAAGAAATTTGGTAATGCTGCATTTAAAGCAACTAATCCAGGACTTTAAAATAAATTAATAAATAACTCTATTATTATTAGAGATTATATTTGATGTCGGTTGATTATGAAAATCCATGGATTTATAAAAACAAACCTTTTATAAGTAATGATATTGAGAATCATTATGGGTTTGTTTATTTGATTACCAATAAGTCAAACTTACGACGTTACATTGGTAGAAAGTATTTTTGGTCTTTTAGAACACCACCAGGAAAAAAAAGAAAAGTAAAGCAAGAGTCTGATTGGAAAAAGTATTATGGTTCTTGCCCAGAATTAAAAGATGATTTAAAAAAATATGGTAAAGAGACTTTCAGTAGAGAGATACTAAGTCTTCACATTACCAAAGGTAGTTGTAATTTTGAAGAGACAAAGCAACTATTCTTAAATGATGTCTTAACTGAGGCACTTGACGATGGGTTACCTGTGTACTATAATAGCAACATTCTAGGTCGCTACATGCGAAAAGACTATGGTAACTTTGGAAGAAACGCTCAAGAAAACTCATGACTGGGCGATCGATCGTATACATAGTCTTTGTGAACAAGACTTAGATGATGCCTTTGCTCTTCAAATTGAATTCTCTGAGTGGTTAGATCCAAATATTTCAGATCATGATATCTACTCACTAGAATACATAGGAGATTAAGATGTCTGACGGACCATCAAAAAAATTTAAAGAAAAAATTATGGTAAAGGTGAAACAACTAACATCTGAAGGAAAGCAGGAAGAAGCTTCTAAACTTTATCTTGCATATTTCAGTGATGAATTAGATATTAGTAAATCTAATTTATAAATTATTTACAATATTAATTAACTTTTATTTGACTTATTATGATTAATAAAATTATTTCTTTTGCACTGATTTCATCTATCTCTGGAGCATGTGCTTATCCAAGCATTGATAAAATTAGTCCTCCACCTTTGGTTGAAATTTCTCTAGAGGAATATGATCCTGCTTGGAAATGTCCTGAATGTACACCTGAAGAAAAGTATGTCCTCGAACAACTCCAAGAAAGAACTAAAATTACGGATCGCGATGCCCTTGCAACAATCTTGGGAAATATTAAACAGGAAAGTATGTTCCATTCCAACATCTGCGAGGGAGGTGCTAGAGTTCCTTATGATCGTTGCTATAGCGGTGGTTACGGACTCATTCAGTGGACCACTGAGAACCGTTATCTGGGGTTAGGATATTTTTGTAAAAAATTCGATTGTGATCCTAGTAGTATCGAAGGACAAACTCGGTACATGATTAATGAAGATCAGTTTCAATCAGTTCTTCCTGAATTTGAAGGACGTGGACAAAGTATCGGACAATACATGGTCCACGCCTACTATTGGTTAGGGTGGGGGATTAAGGGTAATAGAGAATATTACTCATATGACTATAGTAAAAAGTTGGTATTAGATGCATGATTCAGCGTTTTGCATCTTTGACCAAAAGTAAAGAAAAATTTATACAAAAAGTGGAAACACAAACCACACTTTTGCATAAAAAAGCAGGAACTTATAAAGTAGAACATTCTATTAATAATGAAATTGTTTCGCGCGAAGATCTGAATACTACATCATTTACTGGACATCCTGCACCTGTATATTTACAAGATGATCCTTGGTTTGGTCCTGCTCCTGAACTTATTGAAAAGCAACAAGATTATATGGAGAAGGAGACTGAGATTAAAATGTTGGAAGAACAACATCCTTCTGAAGTGACTTGCGAATCTTATGATATTCATGCTAAAATATATGAGATTGCAACCAAAAACTGGACTACTGTATCTGAGACTCAAGGAGGATCTGAAAACTTTCATGAAGGTCCTGGTGGTTGGAATTCTGGTACTGGAATGGGACAATTTAAATGAACCCAGATTGGCGCTATGGTGATGAAAGGATGCAACTTCGTGCATCTGCTTTTTATTGTTTGAGTCATCATCTTGAAGAACATTGCAGAAGTGTATATGAGTTTTGTGGTGATTGGGTGAGTCAAGGCAATAAAAATATTGATAACATTGAACAACATTTCCAAAATTATCTTTCTGAAATTAATGAAAAAAACATTGATCACTTGGAGCAGTGCTTTGATGATGGCACTGACTTCAACGTTTAGTCCAGTAGAATCCAAACCAACTAAAGGATACTACACAATGGATTCTATGGGATGTATGATACTTCGCGAATGCACCGATGAAGTCTACAAAGTCAAAAGTATTTCTACTATTGCTGACGAGCATCCCAATAGCAATTATAATATTATTGTTGATGAGTTCCACAGAATGCTTTTTGCCTTGGATCAAGTCGGAGTTGGGGTGTTTATAGCAGATGAAAAGTATTTTCCTGTTGGACATCGTGGAGTTTATCACACTGTAAGTAATAACTTCTTTCTGAACAAGACTTATATGCGTCTTCCTGGTACGTTGATGTCTGTGATGCGTCATGAAGGATGGCACGCTGCTCAAGATTGTATGGCTGGGAGCATTAAAAATAGTTTGATTGCTATTATCAAACCAGAAAAAGATGTTCCTATGATATGGCAAAATATTGCAACTAAAACATATAAGAGTATGCCTAGTGCTATTCCTTGGGAGAAAGAAGCATTCTGGGCAGGACATACTGAAAACATGACGATGGAAGCACTTGAATCATGTGCTCGCGGAACCATGTGGACAGACTATGAACCAACTCCTAAAACACGCGAATGGTTAGAGGAAAACGGTTTTATTAAATAAATAAAAGAGCCTTACTCTTTACTCATGGAATCAAATCCAAAGAAGAAAGAGGAATCCAAAACGGACAATAAATTTGAGTGGGCGGATGAGGGTGTATCAACTCTCGTCCGAGTTATCATACTTGGATGGTCAGCAGCAATACTGACTCTTAATTATGTAACTGTTCCTGGTGTTCCTCAGAAAAATATCGACCCAACTTTTATTGCCAGCGTCTTCACTGGTACATTAGCTACCTTCGGGGTTTTGCCTTCTAGAAAGAAGGAAGAACAAAAACAAGCACCTACAGTGGAGAAGAAAGATAAACAAATTAATTAACCTCCCAAGTTAGGAAGTTCAAACAAATGGTTGATTTATAAGACATAATCTCCTATAGATAGTGTAGTCGCAAGAGAAATATGAAATTCTTTTTTGCAGTTTTGGCTACACTATTTTTTGCGCTTCCAGCATGGGCAGTGGATGTATCGATGGGTCATGATGGAAACTTAGCATTTTCCCCGAATGAGATCACAATCTCTGCAGGTGATACGGTTCATTTTATCAATGAATCACTACCTCCTCACAATATTATTGTTGAGGCACGTCCTGACCTTTCTAGAGAAGCATTGTTGTTTGCTCCTGGAGAATCACAAGATGTTGTATTTGCTGATGTAGGAGACTACAACTTCTTCTGTGGTCCTCATCAGGGCGCAGGCATGACTGGTGTAATTCATGTTGAATGAATAATGAATTTATTATTGAGACCACTAGATAATGCTAACGACCCTGTATGGTCAGTAATTATCTGTGTGATACTTGCTGTAGCAAGTGCATTGTTCGTAGTCATATACATATTAAGAATAGCATTTGCAGAGTTAAAAGATGGGAGCAATGACGCCACCGAGCAGGAAGTCCTGCTACAACTTCAGAGTAACGGAGATTAATCGTGTTCTTGACGGCGATACTATTGATGTCACAATTGATCTTGGGTTTGACTTATACAAGAAGGAAAGAGTTAGAGTTGCAGGAGTTGATACGCCAGAGAAAAGAACGAAAAACTTAGAGGAGAAGGCACTTGGAATCGACGCAACCAACTGGCTCAAAGAGAAACTTGAGAGTACTATTGCTGGTGATGACGAGTTGTCTGTTAGGACTGAACTTGTTGGTGGGGTCGGTAAATATGGTCGCCTTC